GGTAAAACATCCACAACTAGAACCAAAAAGATTTGTAGCGGAACCACAAGGTTTACGTAATGCAAGACCAGATAGAACTGAGCCTGCTGTAGCAAGATTACTAGGACCAAATCCATTTTCTATAACTAGTGGATCCACAACTGTTACTGTTACAGAAACAAATCACGGGAGATCTACAGGTGATATAGTAGTATTTAGAAACGTAGATGGATCTTTAGGTGGAGTTGCGCCTTCTGCTTTCGAATCTGCATCTGGTTTTTCTATTACAGTTACAACAACAGATAAGTATACATTTACATTAGGATCAACACCAACTATAACAGAAGACTCAGGAGGAATGACAGTCACAGCAGGGCCTGTAACTCTAACACCGTAATATGGCATACACTTTAGCAAATTTAAGAACTGATATTAGAAACTACACAGAGGTAGATAGTGGTGTTTTATCTGATACTATCTTAGATACAATTATTAAAAATGCAGAAAATAGAATATATAGAGAAATAGATACGGACGATAATAGAGTTTACGCTACTTCTAACTTAGTTAATGGAAACAGATTTGTAACCATACCCTCAGATTTAAGAAATATAAGATATGTTCAATTAAAAGATACAAACGTAACACCCAATACTCAATCTTTTTTAGAGAAAAAAGAAACTAGTTATATGGCTACTTTTTACGATACTCCCGGAACTGCTTCAGGTATTCCTAAATATTATGCTAATTGGGATGCTAATTTTTGGGTGGTAGCACCTACTCCAAATGCAACTTACGAAATAACTTTGGCTTATATGAAACAGCCATTTAGCATAACTAGTACAACTCAACCAACGACAGCTAATCCAGCTTCTACGGTAGGAACATATTTATCAAATAAATATCAAGATTTACTTTTATACGCATGTCTCGCAGAAGCATATGGGTACTTGAAAGGTCCCACAGATCTGTTACAATACTATGAGATGTCTTATAAGAGATCAGCAGCTTCATATTCGATAGAACAAGAAGGTCGAAGAAGAAGAGACGAATATCAAGATGGTGTTATTCGTAATGTTATTAAATCACCATCACCGTAATAAGGAGATAAAAAATGGCAAATGTAGTACCACATAGTTTTAAAAGTGAATTACTTTCAGGAACGCATAATTTTGCAAATGGAGGAGACTCTTTTAAATTAGCTTTGTACACAGCCGGATCTGGTTCACCTTACGCACCCACTGATACAGCTTATTCTTCATCAGTTTCTAATGAAGTTAGTACTAGTAGTCCTAATGTTGGATACACAACTGGAGGATTACAGTTACAAAGTCAAGCGGTTGCGACTGGAACAGGAACGGCAACAGTTGATTTTGCAAATTTAAATTTTCCAAGCTCAACTTTTAGTGCAGCTTATGGAGTTATTTATAATGATGATAAATCAGATAAGTTGTGTGTAGTTTTAGATTTTGGTGGAACAAAGACAGCAACCAATGGTGACTTCACTATTGTATTCCCTGATCCGAGTACACCAGCAAATGCGATTATTAGTTTAACATCGTAATAGGAATATAACATGGCGTTTATACTTAACGATAGGGTTAAAGAAACCTCTACGACTACAGGAACAGGTGCGTTCACCTTAGCTGGAGCTGTATCAGGTTTTGAAACTTTTTCTGCAGGAATTGGTGGAAGTAATACAACATACTATTGTATTTTTCGTACTGGTACAACACAATTTGAAATTGGTTTTGGAACTTTAAATTCAGGGGCAAGCACATTAACTAGAACTTATATTATCTCTAGTTCTAATAGCGATGCTGCTGTTGATTTTGGTTCAGGATCAAAAGATGTTTTCTGTACAGTACCAGGTTCAAAAATTAATCTTCCTTTTCCAGAAGAAAATGCTTCTTCGTCGGCGCCAAAAATAATTACCGTAAAGGTAGCAGCTAAATCTGGTAATCACCCATATCAAGGTGCGGGTTCTAGTAATGCGTATTATTTAGGTGGATTAGAGGCACCTGCTTTGAGACTAACTGGTGTAGATGCATCAAACTCAGCTTATGCACAATACTATAGATTCGATCAATCAGACTCATCAAACAGTGGACATCCTTTAAGATTTTATCTAGAATCAGATAAGTCTACAGCTTACACAACAGGTGTAACTACAAATGGAACTCCAGGTAGTTCTGGTGCATATACACAGATTGCTGTCGATGAAACAACTCCAAATATTTTATATTATCAATGTTCATCTCACGCTTACATGGGTAATCATGTAACCAATATAAGTAATAAAATTAATTCAAACTTAGTCACAATAGGTAATGTGACTGTTGGATCACAGCTAAAAATGCCTGATAATACTTCAGGAAAAATACTAGTTGGAGATGGCACTAGTTATCAAGAAGTGGCTGTATCAGGAGATGCAACACTAGCTAGTAATGGAGCTTTAACAATATCAGGAGGAGTAACTGCAGGTTTCGTGATTGCAATGTCGATCGCTCTGTAGTAAATAAGGATTATGGCACAAAATTTTAGAAATTATTTAACAAGAAACACGGGAACTTCAGCAGTAGATGCATTAGGTGGTGCTGCAAATAGTTTTGATACTTTAATTAGTGTTAGAATGGCTAACACAACAACTTCAACAATTCAAGTTGATGCTTTTATTAAAAGATCATCAACTGATTACTATTTAATAAAAAATGCACCAATCGTATCGGGTGGATCATTAGAACTAATTGACGGAGGTTCGAAGATAGTTCTTGCTTCAGGAGATCAGTTGTATGTACAATCAGACACTGCTTCTTCTTTAGATACTATCGTTGGCGCTGTAGACGATATAAGTACATAGGAGAATACACTTGGCTTACTTAGGTAACAGACCCGCAGAAAGTTTTGCTAGTTTTGAGAAACAAGTATTTACAATTGTAAATTCTCAAACTGCATACACTTTAAGTCATAGCGTTACAAACGAAAATGATATTAGACTTGTAGTAAATTCGGTAGTTCAAGAGCCTGGATCAGGTAAAGCATATACTGCATCTGGTACTACACTTACTTTATCTGCTGCACTTACAAATGGTACAGATACTATGTACTGTGTGTTTCTAGGCAGAGCTTTACAAACTGTTAATGCACCAAACGCATCTGTTGGAACTGCACAACTTGGCAGTTCTTTAGATTTTTCTAGCAAAACAATAACACTTGCTAGTAACATGAAAAACACTCCAGCTTTTGCTGTTTATCAAAGTTCAGATGTTACTTTAAATGAAAATACTGAAACAACATTAACTTGGAATACTGAATTATTTGATACTGATAATGCTTTTAGTTCTAATAGATTTACTTGTCCAAGTGGAGGTGCTGGAAAATATAAATTTACTGTTTATGCTAGACTTACAGTTGGAAATAGCGAAATAAATTGGATTTATTTAGTTTTTAAAAAAAATGGAAGTTATGTTCATAGTGGTTCAGTGCCTTTTTGGAATTTTGAATCAAATCAAATCAATGTTTATACAGCAACAATAAGTAATGTAATTACATTAGCTGAAAATGATTATGTTGAAGCTATTATAGCAGGAAATTTTGCTAGTGCTTCAACTGGAACAATAACTGCTACTGCAAATGAATTTTCTGGATATAGGTTAATAGGAGTTTAAATTATGGCAATAGATAAAATACAATCAGAATCAATTAACCTTGCAGATACCTTTGCATTTACAGGAACTGTAACTGGTGCTGGAGAAAGTAATGCTCCATCTTTTTCAGCAAATAATACTTCTACAACTGTAACTGCAAGTTTGAATACAGCAGTTAAAGCAACTTTTGATAATGAGCTTTATGATACTGCAAGTGCTTATGATACTTCTGCATCAAGATTTACAGTACCATCTGGACAAGCAGGTAAATATTATTTTGAAACAACTTTTAATTCTTTTGAAAGCACAGCAAATAATACTTCTACTGGTTGGTCAGTTTATTTATATAAAAATGGATCAAATTTAATATTTTTAAGTCAAGGTGGAGGTTCTCATACTGGTAATGCAAGAATGAATATGTTATCTGGTTGTTTTAATTTATCAGTTGGAGATTATATTGAAGTTTATTTTAGAGTTAATGCAAGTTCTGGTAATGCAAGTTATGACGTAGGATCAGCATATAATAGATTTAGTGGATTTAAAATATCAAGTTAAAATTAAGGAGGATAAACTATGGCAAATCTATCAACTAAAATTGAGAAAAAAACACGGCCATTGCTAATCCACCGAAATAATATATAAACAATTAAAAAGGAGGAAAACTATGGCATCACTATCAAGCAAGGTCAAACAATATTGCGCTAATAACGGCGTAGCATCTGTTGACTTTATGACGGACGTTTTACTTCAGGATGACTCGAACGGTCAGGGCCCTTACATCAAGGAATGGAATATTTCTAGTGTAGCGAAACCAACTGACGAGCAACTGAATGCTGTGGACTCTGCTGCTGATCTCGAAGAGAGACAAAATGCAGTAAGAGCTACAAGAAGAGCGGCCTACGGTGATTTGGGCTCACAGCTCGACATGCAGTACTGGGATAATGTTAACGGTACAACTACTTGGAAAGACCACGTAGCAGCTGTCAAGACTGCAAACCCGATCCCAACAGAGTAAAGGAATTAAATTATGGCTTATGTA